GCTTCTTCGTGAGGCAATGCTTTATGCATACCGAATTGATTTGGTTCCCATAAATGAAATCTACACAATCGTCCCAAGAGAGTTCGAATTTGACCACGCTCTTGGGCACGATTGGAAGCACTATTCATTAACTGCTTAACGAAGGGAACTTTAGCGTGGTATTGATCGAACAATTCTGCTGCCTTATCTTTAGATACCCCTAATTCAGCCTGAAGTTTAGCTTTACCCATACCATAAAATAAACCCAAGTTAATTACCTTGGCTTGTGATCTTGGAATCTTTGCCATGTCTGCTACGACCTGGTGAAAGTCTGTCGAGGTATCATTTTCATAATTATCTATTACATCATTAACTGATGGAAATTTGTGTAAAGCTGCATAATGTACTACCAGCCTAGGTTCTTGCTGAGAATAGTCAAAACAACCCCACGTATGGCCTTCCTCCGGTATAAATATAGACCTAATCATAGGTCCAAGATCTTTATTTCTGGCTGGAAGCTGCTGTAAATTAGGATTTGAATATGAGAATCTACCAGTCACAGTTCCGCCATAATCCGACCTTATTTGATTTATGTCTGCATGGATCCTACCTTTATGTTCATGTTTAATTATGGTATCAATAAAAGTAGTATGAGCTTTATTAACTTCTCTTGCTTGAGCAATCATCCTAACTACAGGATGACTATGATTCTGAATAAAATTTTTTGTAAAGGATGGAGCTTGTGATTTTGCAGTTCGTTCGTATTGTAAACCAAGTTTATCAAAAACTTTGGCAACACTTCTTGCAGCCATTAGCTGAACGTCTATTTGCGTTTCTTTTTTTATTTTGTGCAGGAGCTCTTCTTCTTGCAATGTTAACTGCTGCTTTAATTTATGAGCTCGTTGAGCGTCTACTCGGACTCCAAGGAAACGCATGTCTACCAGACAAGGAAAGAGATCAGTTTCCAATTCAAAAATAGACTCAACGTCTTGATGTATTAATTCTTTTTTAAATATTTGCCATAGTTCTAATGTAAGCTCTGCATCTTTTTCTGCGTAAGATCCAACATACATTGCCGGAAGTTGCCACATATCTGCTTTAGGATCTAGTCCTCTAGACTTGGCTTCTTCATTTAATGCAGCTTCATTTTTACCATGACCTAAATAATCCCAAGACAAACTATTTAAATCAAATCTAAATCTATTCTCATCAATTAAAGATGCTGCAATCATAGTGTCTACTATTTGTCCATTAATTTTAAGACCCATAGATCTAATCCAACACACATCATACATAGCGTTGTGAAATATTTTTATTGCATCTGATTCACAAATATCTTTAAACCACTCTAAAGTTTTTTTACGATTCATGTTTGGCCCTGATCCATGAGCAATTGGAAAATAAAATTTTCTACCAGGTACAGCTACAGCTATGCCTACCACTTCACCATTACCTATAATAGATCCACTACCTTTAGATTTTAAATCTGGATCTTTTGTTTCTAAGTCAATCGCAATCTCGTCGTATTTTCTTAGATCAGGATACTCTTCAGGTTCGTTCCATTCTGTTTGTGCTTCAAATAAAGGTACTTTCATTTTTTCTTTTTCATGTCATTAATTTTTAACATCTCTAACTGACAATAATGTACTATCTTTTTAAGATCTTCTACTCCTCCTTTTCGTTGATACCTGCAAACGTATTTAATAACGTTGCCTTGGAAAAAAGATAAATTATTTTTTGAAATAAACTCATAGGGTTGAATCGGAAACTTGGTGTAGTGATTCCCACCGACCTGGGTATATTGTGGAAATGTTTCTTTAAATATATCGTCGTTTGTCATAGTTGATATCCCTTCCTTTCAATTTTTGCTCTCATTAAATATAAATTTCTTTTAGCTCTCGTACAACCTACATACCATACTCTATGCTCTTCGTCACGTTTTATTATACTTTTTATTGTAGCTTCTCTTATTTTTTTAGCATTGTCTAATACTAAAATTACGTTCTCACATTCTCCACCTTTTGCTGCATGAATAGTAGATACTTTAATTCTTGCTTCATCACTTAATTTTTCTTTATTTGACAACATAAGTCTTATGTAAATTTTATCTTCAGCCGGTGCATTATCAAAACATTCAAACCATTTTAAATCTTTCTTGAGTTCTCTGTTGCCCATGTATTCTTTGATGTCCTCTAATGCTGTATCAGCTATTGATTCGCCATTTAACCATTTGCTATGATTAATAATGGCCCTGTATAATTTAGTATTGTAACTTTTTTGATGTTTGTTTTCATAATATAAACCTTTTACTTTTAACAGATCACATATTTCTTTAGATCTAGATAGAGTTCTAGTTAATATTAACCAATCCTGACTAAATAAGTCAAGATTCTCTAAGCTATTGATTTTGCTACACAAACCTTCTTCATCTCTAGGAAGATAATTTTTAGTTGCTCTTAACCCTTCAATCCTAGCAGTAATAATTTCTGAAATGTCTTGCACTGCTTTAGGTATTCTACGTGATTTAGATAATACTTTTTCTACAGCTTCTTCTTGTATGAATCTATCTACATCTGCTCCTGCCCAGCCATATATTGCTTGGTCATCGTCTCCTGCAAGATAAACTTTTTTAGATTTAGATTTTAATATGTCGTAAAGTTTCCATTGTATTGGGGATAGGTCTTGAGCTTCATCAATAAATACTACATCAAAGTCAGGAATTTTATCCGGTTGTTGTACAATGTCATGAATCATGTCTGTAAAATCAACTAAATTATTTACATCCGGATGTTTATAGTTGTTATAGTTTGCTTCTATATGTTTTAAAAGATCTGGATCTACATTAGTAGAATGTTCAGCTGTGCAGTATTCATCCCACACAGGTATATCTTTTTCTTTAGCTTTTAAAATAATTTGAAAGTATTCATTATCGCAAGTTAAATAGGGTGAAGCATCTGTATCTTTTTTTGCATTAACCCTTACACTTAATTCTTTACCTAGATCATTGTAATGATAATCTTGCATTACATTTTCTTCTCTTAATCCTAAACTATGAAAAGCTAATGAGTGTAGTGTTTGAAAATATTTTAATTGTTTCTTTTTGTAATTAGGATTTTTTTTAAGCATCCTATCTTTTGCTTCGTTAGCTGCTTTACGAGTAAATGCAAAATAACCAATTTTATTTACGGGAGTGCCTACTCGAATGTAAGCCATAGCTCTCCTAATTAATTTTTCAGTTTTACCTGTACCTGGAGGTCCGTATATTTTAGTTACTTTTTTCATCAGTCGGTGCAAATGTGTCTACAAACTTTCCAGAAAAGTTAAATGTACCGTGATGTCCAACTTCACAATGGACTAAGGCATGAAGTTTAAATCCCGCTTGTCGTGCTATACTGCAAAAAGAAACATCTTCTCCATACCAAGCACCCTCTTTTGAATCAAAAGTATTTTCCCAAAAATTATATAAATATTTTTTAGCTTCATCTGAAATACCCGAAGCATATTTAATTTGTAGTTGAGGATAATTTTTTATTAATTTTTCATACACTGATCTATGAATTAAAGTTAAACCTGCTGGTCCCCCTATAATTTCAGCAATCCCTGATTTATCTATATTAATATTTTTATAATCAGGAAATGCCACAGAATAAGATACAGAATTATCATGAGTCTTTTTTCTATAGGGTGCACATATAAAATCTTTTTGAGCCATGATCATTGATCCAATAACTTCTGGTTCAAAACTTACATCTGCATCTACAAATAATTGGTAATCATAATTAGATTCTAAGAATAAAGCGGCTAAAATATTTCGAGAATAACCTACATAAGGAGACTTAAATGTAGATATATTTGTTTTGATTTTAGCTGCAGTAAATTTATCAAACAGTTTTATTAAACTTAAACAAGTCGGTACTTGCATTGTATCATAACAAGGCATTGATACATAAACCGAAGGTATTTTTTTGTCCGTCATAGTATATCCTTTTTGCTTTTCATTGGTATTATTTCAACAGGGTTCTCTTCTCTTTCAAAATGTGTCATTGATATTTTAACACATCTAACCGGGTTATGTGATTTTTTTTCTGATTCTTTTTTAGGATATCGTTTAAGACTCCTAAGTTCTGCAGTAAAAAAATCCATCATCATTTGTCCTGTCCTATCTATTTTAGATTTCCATTCTTTATTTTTTAAAAAATTATAGAAAGGATCAAATACAAAATAAGCAAAACCATCATCAATCAATGTGCTACCGCTTCTAAACGAAGCGTCACTTACTGCTGGTACACCATGAATATAGTCATCTAAATGTTTATGAAGTATTTCTTTTGGCGATGTACCTGGAGGAGCTTTTTCTGTTTTCATTCCTTGCCATAGGTTATCTAAAATATTTTGCATATCATCACCCTTGATTCGTGGTGGTGGAATAGGGGTATGAGCTCCAATTAAACGTCTAAGTTTTTCTTGGTCCATGATGTAATTAATATCTCTAGCGATTATCTGCTGCGTAGTTTCACCTTCTATTTTGTCATTGTAATGTACAGTGAATCTAAACTCTGGTTCAGGAGAATAATCTATTTTAATTAATGCGGATAGTGCAGGAAACTTTTTAACTTTATCAGAGGCTACACCAAATTTTCTTTTTAAACATTCTGATTTAACACACATACTATTAATAGGTTCTTCCGAACAAGTATGACCCGCAGTATCTTTTTTATAAGCTTTAATTTTTTGTTTTACTTTTTCATCGCCCCATATGTTATCGTAAACAATATAATTTCTTGCACCCTCTAAAAGTTTTTCCTCCCAATTGTCCGGATATTTCTTTTTAGCAAACACCATGTAGTTATAAATAAATCGATCTCTATAATCATCTAATTTAGATTTAGATAATCTTTGTAAACAAACCGGACCATCAACAAATTCATCTGCACCACCTGTTAGTTCAAGACGCATAAGTTCTGTTGCAAACTCTTCTAGATCTTCTTTACTTTTTGTGTTAGCCTCGACGACTTTTATAAATTGCTCAAAAGTAAACTCAGTTCCATCTAGATTCACACCTACTCTTTCATTACGATTATAATAAGGTAAGTTTATAAAGTTACCATTGATAGGTTTACTATCGGAGCCTATGCCTAATTGAGTTTGTTTTGGAAATATTTCTGTTGAAGCTTTAAGGTCAAAAGTAAATAATAATTTATCTAAAAAATTTCTTACAAAGCTAGCTTTAACTGGTTGATTAAAGAATACATATATGTGGAGTCCACCACTTTTAGATTTAACTGGAACTACTGGAATATTTTTTTTATCTATTATTTCTAAATACTTTCTTAAATCAAAGTTATCAT